CCCACGCCGGTCAGGGCGCTGCCGATGGCGACCACCACGGCCTTGCCCAGGCCGTCGCGCATGTAGCCGCCGATGATCAGCAGGGTATTGCCGATGATGGTCTTGGAGCCGTTGAGCAGCTCCCAAAGTTTTTGGGTTTTTGCGCCCATAATGCCCCCTTCACGCCTGCGGGGGAAAATCCGCCGCTATTTCGATGGCGGGATTATTGATCACCGCGGCGGTGCGGATCAACCACAACCCGGCGTTCATGGCCGCAAAGACCAGCTTGCGGGCGTGCTCGCTGCTGATGCCGGGGATCTTCTGCAGCACCCGGGCGGTCAATTCCAAGATTTCGTCTTCCTGCAAATCCAGGGCTTCCTCATCCACCTGCTGAATGCCGCTGACGGCCGCGGGGATGGTGGTCAGGGGGCCGATAAAATTGCCGATGTCGCCCCACTGCCAGCCGTCGGCCTGGGATTGATCCAGGGCGATGCCGAACGACAGCCCGGTGTCGATCACGTCCCATAATTCTTCGATTCCGTGAATTCCTGCCATTTTCAATCCTTCCTTAGATTTGAGTTGAAAAATTCGATTTTCTCGATTGCAGCCTGGGCATTTTCCAGCACCTGTTCATCGCGCTCACGCAATTGCGCCAGCTCTTCGCGCAGCGCCGCCAATTCCCGGTCTTGCTGTTTGAGGCGCTTCAACAGTTTGATTACCATGTCGCGCAATTCACGATTGCGCTCTTTTAGATTGATTCTCCGGGGATCCGGCGGATTTTTGAAAAACTTCATCGTTCACCCCCACCAGCGCCAATATTCCGGCTTGAGCCAAACAACGTGCATGAACAGATTGCGCACCTGGAACCAGGCCAGAAAGACAGCGATGAACATCCACCAATTCAGCGCCGCCAGCATGAATCCCGCCGCCAGCCCTAAATAGGTCGCCCCCTGGTAAGTATGCCAGGCGTCGATTTTCCCTACGCGGGAATTCCAAACGAATACCCGGCCGGGAAGCCAGGACATATCCAGCCACCAGCGCAGGCGGATCAACTGATCCAGCCCGCTAAAAGCGGCGCTTAGAACCAGTATGGAAATCCAAAACAGCACAAGACCCTTTCTTGATTCTTCGATTCAAATAACCCCGCCGCCGCCGGGACCATAGCAGCGGCGGGGCGGAGGGGTATGGAGGGAAACAGATCAGATCAGATACCGGAAATAATCATCTTGGTTCTGATGGCAGTGAGAGAGGGCTGGTCTTGCTTGACCGCTTCGATCATAAACCGATCCGTTTCCCCCCCCTTGATTCCATCGAACACGTGAACCAACATATTTTTGTAACAGATCGCCCGCCCGGAGTTGGGCCAATAGAACAGCAAATCCAGGCGGTCGCTTTGCAATCCTTCATATTCGCTGATTTCCAGCACCCCGCTTTGCAGCGCTTCCAATTTCAGGGTGATATTATAGCCCACGGTGAATTCGCTGCCATCATCCAGCACCTCCGCGCCGCCTTTGGTGACCGCGGCGTCGATAGACTGCCGGCCAACGTATCCCAATTCCGTGAAGGTGGGATAAAAAGTATTGACCCAGGCGGTGGAATCGGCCGGCTGCACAAAGGTTGTCGCGGTGCGATAGAGCACTTTCCAGAGCGGCCGTTTGATGACGGCAGTATCACGGGTGGCCATGTATCACCTTTTAGGATTGCGGGATGTTGAAATGGGTGCGAATATCCGTTACCGCCGCGGCGTTGCGTTTGGTCAGCTCAAAATCCCAGGAATCGGTTTCGCCGCCGCGGATGCTGTCGAACATGTTGCAGATCACGTTCTTATAAACGATGGCGCGCTGGGCGTCAACGTTGTAAAGCATCACATCCAGGGCGTCACCCTGCAATCCCTCGAATTCGGTGATTTCGCTGGCGCCGGTTTGCAGGGCCTTCATTTTCAGGTCGAGGTTGAAGCCTAACACCAGCTCATTGCTGTCGTCCAGTTCCTCCACGTCGCCTTTGCTAATGCCCGCTTCCAAGGAGGGGCGGGCAATATACCCGAACTGCGTGAAAGTGCCCAGCAGGGTAGTCCAGGCGGAAGCGTCGGCGGGCACACTAAACGAAGCCGTGGCGCGATAAGCGGCCTGGTAAAGCCGCCGCTTGATATTGGTAGTTGCACGGGTTGCCATGAAAATTTCCTTTCGTTTTTATTAACCACAGAGTCACAGAGCCACAAAGATATTTAATTTTTGATCTCTGTGTCTCTGTGCCTCTGTGGTTACAGTAGTTAAATCGGTTTAAATAAATTTCTCAATTCCGGCGACAATTTCGCCAGCCGGTTGGCGGGGATCTCCGCCCCGATCTTCCAGAACCGCTCCCGGATGAACTGCGGGAAGGTCTGCCACTCCGCGGCGCTGACTTGCTGGCCGTAAGTGATGACCCGGGTTCCCACCGCCACCGCCGGGTAACCGATGAGCACGTATTCCCCGGCAGGGGTTTGCGCTTTCTCGGTAACGATTACCCGGGGTTCCCGCTGCACCGGCTTGGGATCCGGTTCCGGCTCCTGGTTTTTTTTGGGTTTGCTGTAGTTCATGGGGTTCTCCTGTAGAGACGTTGCATTGCAACGTATCTACGGCGTTAAAAATTCCATTCATCTGCGTAGTAATAGACCTCGAAGGCCAGCAGCGCGGAGGCGAACAGCTTCTGCAATTTTTCCACGCTGGTTTCGCTGTAGCGGAAGGCGGCCCCGGAAACGTATTCCTCGGCTTCGATTCCCTTGAAAGCGGTAATTACCTCCTGCTTCCAGGAGCGCAAATCCGCGGGGCTGCTGTCGCCGGTCGCCGCTAAAACGATCTCCATGGCCAGCACGTGCTCCTGGGCGTCTTCCGGGCTGACCTCGTTGCGGGTATCGCGCACGATCACCGCGGGAAGCTCGGAGGGTTCCAGGGGCGAATCCCGCCATTCGAACACGTTGAGGCCGGAGATTTCATTCATCAATTCCAGGACCTTATCCACAATGTCTTGCTCGATGGTTGCCACGTTTTAGCCTTCCTGGTCATCACTCAGCCAAATCCGGGTGACGCCTTCCACGCTCTGCTCGATTTCCAGCACGTAGTAAACCCGGTCATCAATGGCAAAGCTGCTGTCGCGGTCGATATTCCCGGCGGCGCTGGTGAGCAGCAATATGGAAGGCAGGGCGGTGGTTATCCCGCCGCCCTGCGCTTCCATCGTTAACTCGGGAGAGGTCTGGAACAGCACGCTCAAATCTTCCTGGTCGCTGCCGCCCCCGTAGGTATGAGTGGCGGTAACGGTGAAGCCATCCGTAAACAAGGCCGACAGGTCAGCGGTAATCACTTCCTGCAGGGTCATTTTCTACCCCGCGGCCGCCCGGCCTTCTTTTGAGGCGCGGCGGCGGCGGTCAGGCCGGGTTCATCCTCTGCCGGATCAACTATGATTTCGACCACCTCCGGGGCGCTGAAATCCACCTTTTGGGCGGTCTTCATTTCCCAGGCCAGGGATTCCGGCAACTCCACCGTCGCGCCGGGCTGTACGGTTTTTCCGTTCAGGAAGAAAGCGCGTTTTACAATGCAGGTTATCATGTTTCCTCCCGGTAGAGACGTTGCGTGCAACGTCTCTACGGTTAAAGGTTACAGAGAATTCAGCACCTTGCCCAATTTGCCGCCATAGCCAAATTCCGGGGGCTTGGTAAAGCTGACATTCCAGGTCATCGTGGCGCTGCCCATATTTTGCCCGGCCACGAACTTCATCCGCGCCCAGGGGAAGATGAGATATTCCAGATCGGTCACCCCGGCAATCACGTCTAAAGTATCGTGCACCGCAGTCGTTCCTACGGCGTCTAAAGCGCTGTTCGTGGTTCCGGCATACCAGGTGGTGCGGTCGCGGGAATACTCAATAAACACGTTCACATCTTCGGTGCCGGCCTCGGAGCAGATGAAATACCCAAAGGCGCTATAGTTGGTGAACGGGGCTATCAAAATTGCCTGGGAATAGTAGATGGCGCCGGAGGCGGAGTCGGCAAACTCGAACGCGCCGGAATAGGTTACCTTCCCGGCGTATTCCGTGACCGTTGTGGTGTTGTTGCTATGAGTGCCGGCCGGCATCAGGTTGTAAAACGCCAGCACCGCAAACAAAGCAATCACCACGGCAAAAGAAATTTTATAGAATGCTTTCACGTCGTTTCCTTTCTTGTTTTTCAATCTTCATTCTTGATCGTGTTCTTAATCAACGTCGGTCGAAGCCGAGAACGAGGCCGCATGGCGCACCGCCACATCAACCGATTGGGTGGCGTGAATTGCCACGTAGCGGGTCGCGGCGAACAGGTAGGGATTGACCAGCAGGTCCAGCACTCCCCAGAAGCCCATGATCAACTGATTGAAGCTCCCAAAGATGATGGTGCTGGAAGGAACCTGATTGCTGACCGCCACCGGGTAGCCGTTCATATTCCCGCCTTCCATCAGGAACAGGCCGGAACCGGCGTCTTTCGGGCGGGTCTTGAGAATTCCGCGCACGCTGGCGTTGGTGAGATACCACATACTGCCGAGGTCGGCGTTGGCGGCGGCCACGTCGGTTTCCAGTTCTACCACCTGCTCCCAACTAAAGCTGCTGCCGGGAACCGATCCGATGCCGGATTGCTGCAGAATTCCGGTCGGCTGCCCGGAGGCGCCGGAGCCGTTGATGGCGCCGAGGTCGATGGCCAGGGCCAGCACGGAAATGAGGTCATTCATTACAATGGCCTCGATGCTGGGGTTAGCCTGCAAAATGGCCTGGCGGCTGATCTTGGTATCCGCAGCCACGTTCTTGGGGGCCAGGGTCACGCTGTCGAAGGATTGATCCGTAGGGGTGACGCTGGTGGATTCCGTGGCCAGCCAGGCGGCGGTTGCCGCGCCGGTCTGCCGGGGGATGCTCACGCTTTCGGAAAGCCCGGTAAGGGTAAGGACGCCCAACTGCTGCACCACGATCTTGTTGCGCAGCAATTCGATGAAGCTCCCGGCCAGGTGGTCGGTTCCCACCAGGGAGGCGGCGCCGCTGCCGGCGGTCAGGTCGCGCTTGTTGAATTCGGTGTAAGGCTTGCCCACCAGCAATTCGTGGGGCACAAATACCCCCTGGGGCTTGCGGTTGAGCTTGGCAGCCAGGGCCCGGCTCACTTCGAATTCGAACCCGGCCTTGTCATGCTCGCCGTTGACCAGGGCGATGAGCAGCCGGGAAAAGCTGTACTGCTTTTTCTCGGTTTCGCTCAAATCCAGGCTGGCGGCGCGGGTGTCGATGGTCTGCTTATTAGAAAGCATTTGCAGCACTTCGCCCTTGAACTGTTCCGGGGTTTTGCCTTCCCGGTAGGCGCGCTGCGCCTCGGCCACCAGGTTGAAAGTCTGCCCGATGGTGATAATCTCATCGAACCGTTTCATCTCCGCGCTGCGGATCCTGCCTTCATCCGCTGCCGGGGCAGCGGGCGCGGCAGGGGCCTGCACCGGGGGGATTTCCGGCTCGACAGTCTTTTTGTCTTTCAATTCATCCATGACTTTTTGGCTCCTTGTAATTGTGAATTCATTGGTTTGCCCGGCGTCTCTGCCGATGCCGATAGAATAATCCGCGGGCACGCTGACAATAGAAAGCTCCACCGGCTCCCAGCGGGTCACCCGGAAGGTGTCGCCTTCCTTGCTCTCCTTTTCCAGTTTGGCTTCGCTCAGGCGATAGCCCACGCTGATCAGGCGGCGGATGCCGTCTTTTACATCCTGCCATATCTCCTGAGCCAGCGGCGATTTCCCAAAGCGCACGGTTGCCCGGCCCCGCCGATCTCCCCCGATCTCCGCACGTTCGACAATTCCCAATTGCGAACGGGGATCGTGGTTCAGCAGGAGCGGCGCACTCTGGCTGTTCATCCGCCGTAAATCTACAGATTCCGGGCTATGGTCGAGAATCTCATAGCCGAAAAAGCGTTCCACCGGGGTTTCGGAGCTGAAGGTCAGGTCGAGGGTGCGGTTGTCTTCTCCCTCCGGCGCTTGCCGGATTTCAAAAGATTCAACCTGCCGGTACTGCGGCCCGATTTGCAGCTTCTTCACTGCCGGGGCCGGCGCTTCCTTGCGGTGCGGTTCCATCCTGGTTTTCCAATTCGTTTAATTTCAAATTATAGCGTTCCCGCAATTCCTTTTCGCGGGCCAATTGCTCGTAAATTTCTTCCAAGTCTTTGCCCTGCTCCGCGGCAATATCCGCCCCGGTATCCAGGCCGGAATTCATGGCCAGGATTTTGGCCTGCATATCCTTTTCGGGGTCCACCCACTGCCAGCCCCGGGGCTGGAATTTTACGCTTTTGAATTTTGCGATTTTGGCAAAGGGGAGATTGACCGCCCCGGAGAGGAGGGACATTTCCAGCCAGGTATTGAAAACCGGGATCAAAAAATGCTCAATGATGTAACTTTGCAGATCCCGCCAGACGTCACGCTCGTCGATCACCCCGGCGCGGATGCTGGAATAGTTCACCCCTTCCAGGTCATTGGCGAGGTAGTTATAGCTTACATCCAGGCCGCTGGAAATCCCCTGCAAAAGAGATTTTACGAACGCCGGGAAAGCGGTGGTGGGATGCTGGGGGTCGAACGGCTGGAAGCCCCAGCCCTGGGGGAGGGTCTCGAAAATGCCCGGCTCTACCTCCTGGATGGGGCTGCCGTTTTCGGTATCGTCGCCGGTATATTCTTCCCCGCGCTGGCTGGTGTAGAACCCGCCTTTGGCGGCGGAAATACGGCTGGCCACCAGCTCCGCCTCCTGCAGCCCGCCGAGCATGTTCATGCGATTCATGGCGGCGTGCATCCAGGGCAGCCCGCGGGTCTGGCTGGGGCGCACTGGTACAAACAGATGGATGATCTCCCCGGCGGAAATGGCGATGCGCTCCCCATAGCCGGCGGTTAAGGGAAAGAAGTCCCCGGGGTGCTGGCGGTAAACGTGATATTTGACCGGGCGGCCCCACTCATCATATTCGATGCCCATTTTGATGCGGTTGCCGTTAGAAAGCAGGTCAGAGTATTGTTCATCCACGTGGTCGGCTTCCAGGAGCTGCAAAGCAAATTTGAAAGGGTTATCAAAGCCGCGCACCAGGCGGATGAATATTTCCCCGTCGCGGGCGATAGTGCTGGCGGCCAATTTCTGAATGTCGCGGAAAGAATATCCGCCGGTGACATCGCAAATTCCTTTTGCGCACCAGCGCGCCCAGGCATCCTCGATTTTCAGGCGGGCGATTTCATCCGCCGCCTTGCCGTTGTCGCTCATCACCTGGCTTTGCAGGCGGATGCCGTTCTGCCCCACGATATTGCTGCGCACCATGCGCAGGAATTTTTTGGCGTAGTCGTTGTTTCGCTCCAACTCCCGGCTGCGGGCGCGCAGGGTCTTCAGGCTGTTATAAAGCTCGTTATCAGCGGAATAGTTGGTGGTGGTCCAGGAGGAATAGAGGCGGTCGGTGGAAACCCCGGCAAAGATATTGCGCCGGGCGGTTTGGGGCACATAGCCGAAGCGTTTGAATACCCGCTGGATGAATCCTTTGGGGGCCATCAAAACCTCACCTTGATTTTGCGCGGGTTGCCGTCGCCATCGGCAATCGCGGCGGCGGCGGTTTCGGCGGCCACTTCGGATTTATAGCGGTCGCGCAGAACCAGAAGCTGGTCGATGGGAATCTTGGTGATTTGCCGCCCGGCGATGGTATAGGCTTCCACGTCGGCGGTGATCCGGCCTTCTAAAACAGATTCGATTGCACTGAGCATGGTGGCGGCGTGAGTCGGCATAAAATCCCTTTTTTGCGCGGTCATCCATTGACCGCTGCAAAATAAAAAGCCCCATGCCGGGTTTGCAAGGGGCTGAAAACTACTATTTCAGGGTTTTTAGGGGCGGGAGGTTAAAACTTTTGGAGCCAATTCCGCAGGGTGGCGGTTAATTGGGTCAGGGTTATTTGTTCCCATTTTTGGGAGTTTTTGCCGTCGAAGCGGATCCAGAACCGGCGGTATCCTATTGGCTGCCGGATCAGTTCTAACTTATAATTCTCTCCCGTATGCAGATTCTTAATGGATATTCTAATGTCCGCCTGCAATCGCATTTCTCACCCCCGGCTAAATCGTAAATGATTATTTTAAAAGAGATACCCAGAGAAGATATTGTACTATGCGCTATTTAATATATAGTTAGGCGTTTAACGTGTTTCCTCAACATCGTCTATATGAATTACAATCTGATCCGCGCCCTCGTTGATATAATAGTGGTCGCCAATTCGCCGTTCCGTTTTTACTGTGATATGGCGGCTAATTTTTCGATCATAGAGATCGCCGTTTTGTTCTCGATAATATCTTCTCATTTGGCACTCTCCCCATGGGTTTTTATCGAATCTTCTAAAATTTCGATCAGGCTTTTTTGCTTCGGTCTCTCCGCTTCGATTTCTGCTTTCAGTTTCAATTCATCTTCTGTAAGCGGCTCGCAGGTAAAGCAACGATAACGGAATTTACGCGGGTCAGGAAATTCAGTGCGGGGATCTCCGTCGTAATGCTGAATTAAAAGGTGTCTGCATTCCGGGCAAGTTCCGCCAATGCCAAAATCTTGCATTGTAGTTTTGCGGAAGCGGCCATTTCCGCCCCGATCAATAATGCGTTTATTGGGGGCTTTGTAGTGTTTCATAATATCTTTTTACCTTTCTGCCTAACTATGCGCATGGAACTGACGCGGCAAAAAACGCCGCGCTGCTCATGCGCGGTGTTAGGCTGCAAATATGTGCAGCTGCGCTCCTTTTACATCGTTCATTGTCATCCGCGGTTCGGGCAGCCGGTAAACGTATTGAATCAGCGTATGATTGTCAAGCCCGGCCCCGCGTGTATTTTTATGGCGGCGTTGGCTTACAACTTCGCCGATGCGCTGAAAATTTGCGGCTTGGTAAATTATTCCTTCGTGGCCATGTGTTCTATCGGCGTAGGAAATGATCAATCGGATATGATAAGGCTGTTCAGGGTAGCGCGGGGGATGAGTTTTAAGCCAGTCATAACCTACGCGGCTGATTTTTTCCCGGCCCTGCACCCGTAATGCTTTTGAAAATACCGTTGTTGCAGTATTCCGTGGTAAATCATCGTGGAGCCACATTCGCGCCAGGGAAAGCACCTGCCACTTTGTAGGCAAACCAGCATAACCGAAAAGACCACGCTGGCGCACAAAGTGAATAGAAGCGAAAATGATAAATCCGCAGGGTTTTCCGTCTGGCATAAAAAAAGAATCATCGAAGCGGATTTGATAACCGAAGGGGCAAGAACGCTGGTGAACCGGGCGGTGCATGTAATGATATTTTATGGCCATCTCATTCAGGGTTTCCCGGTCTGAAAATTCAAGCTCTATGCGCCCCGGCAGCCTAACATTTAATGCAAGCGATTGCGGCAGTGAGTTGCCTTTGTCAAAATCTTGTGGTAAATTGAAATCATTCATGTTTATAAAACCCTGTGGTTAAGTGCCGCAACGCCTGATCGTAGCGTTAGAAGGCTTGGTTATCAAACTCCGCACATGCCTTCACATTCATTATCAAACATATTTAGCTGCCCTAAATCCTCCATACTACGGAAGTCGATTTCTTCCAATGGCTTCAAACTCGAATGTAAGTAAAGCCGTTCTTTTGTGCCTCTTACTCCGTTTCTAATCAATCTATCAATATCAACAGCTTCCTGCCAGCTTTTCGGATCATTCAGTTTCATATCTCGCCACGTAGTATTGTCATGGTAGGGACAAAACGTACAGGCCGACTTTCCCGGAACCGGATAATCTTTTTCCTCTAACCATCTGATACAATCAATGCGCTTCATCCGCCGATCAACAAGCGGCCATTGGTTTTTAATCCATTTTTCACGTGCATCTTTCATCCGGGTTAATTCATCAAAAGAGATACCGATATATTGAGTTGCTAATATCTTCCCTTTTGGTGCTCTTTGGCCTTTTTTTAATCCGCTCAATTCCCGAATTTTCTTCGTTATCGGCTCTACTTTAAATTCCCTGGTGCATTGGCGGCGCAACATCCCGCCGTTACCGTTTTGGGATTCTGTATAAAATGGCACAGAAACGCATCGCTTCTGTAATAACGAGTTTTTGATAATATACTTCAAGCCTTTATTTCGTTTTACCCGGTAAACCGGGAAGGGCAAAACCATCTCCAACCAGTCAAGATGTTTATAAACATACTGAGGCTCGGCTCCGGTATCCGCAAAAATAGCACAATCCGGCATTTCAAATTCGCCATGAGCGCACATAAGCGCAAGGGTAGAGGATTGCACACCTGCGCCCATGCTCAGTACCCGTAGCGGTCGCCTTCTAACAAGGGCATCAACCTGAACGCCTTGATTCTGGCGGTCGGTTAAGCCCTTGTGTATTTTTTTAGTTTCGTCTTTCATGGTCATTTATAGTGTTTAAATCGGCGTCAGGTTATGCCCAGGCCGTTAGGCGCTTTCTACGGAAAACCATTCCGGCGTAGATCGCTTAATATTTTCTCGCCCTGGTAATGGGTGCTCATCACACCATTTTTCTCCTGATAAACAAAGCCACCATCCAGATTCTCCCTCACAAATATCACAGGTAATAAAATCATTTTCATCATACCAAAGCGGATCCTCAAATTGTAAATCATTCCATCCGCGCCCACCTTCTCCGCCGCAATGATCGCAACTTTCCCAATCCAAAGACGAACCACAACGGGCGCATTGGCAATCCCACTCTTTCCCATCGTTGGGATGTTTGCCAATTACTTTCCGCACCTCCGCGCCTAACAATTTGCTGGAGCGCGATTGGCTTACTCCTGCGGCCTCTTTGGTTTTGGTATGTTTATCCATTTTTGCAACCTCTAAAAGTTTGTCTGTTTAAAACGCCAACGGCTCAGCAAATCCGTTAGGTGTTACGTTGATATTTGCTCAATTCATCAAACTGCTGAACTTTGTTCCCTTCAAGTTCACAGTTTTTTATATTCCTAAGCGGTTTTTGGTGGAATTTGCATATATGCCACGTTTCTAATCCGCTTTTGCCCGTAAAACCAGGATGATATACCGGTCTACGATAAAAAGGACATCCCTGACATTGTTTTAATTTCATTGCGGTTTACCTTACACCTAACTTTCCATGCACCTGATTTGCGCAAAAAACGCGCAAACAGGTGATGCTCAGCGTTCAGGCGTTTAGATATTGCGCCGTTTGGCATATAATTTCTTTTGCATCCTTAATTGCTTTGATAAATCGCTTCTTGCATTTATTACAAGTTACCTCTCCAATAGACCCATCTAAAAGGTCAAGCGCACCATTTTTATAACTTTTCCCACAAAAAGGTCGGTTATTCAAATCAGCAATATGTATAATAACATGGTTTCTCCCACCAATTGTCCACCTCGAATTGCCTTTATAAAGTTTCATGCCACTCTCCTGTTT